TACCATTTAGCAAATCTCTCATCTGGTTATACGAGTCCACACAAGCATTTAAAGCGACAGTATTCTTATCACCTTGGGCGACTATTTCGGCAATGGCATCGATTGTTGCTCTTTCGGCATCAGAAGCTGTGTCAGCCTGTCTGTCAGGTTGGCTGGTTGCTTTTGAATCTGCGCTGGTAGAGGCGGTATTTGTGGGGGCTTGTACGTTACTTGAGGGGCAGAGGCGCAACTTGCCAGCACGATTGGCAACAGCAAGGGCAGTAGTCTTTTGATTGATAGCATTGGTAGCTTCCTGTAATTTCAAAGATTGTTGATTAAGTTTTTCACCCATGTTTTGCTCGATCTGACGAGCTTCTTCATTCTTTTTGGCAATAGCGATCTTCATGTCGTTATCACGCTCTAGCCACCCATAGTGATGGCCTACTTGGTATGTACCAAAGAGAGATACCATCACGCCAACAATTAACCAAGGTAAAGGTATAGGTAACATCATTCAACCTCTTTTCTAGCCATTGCCATGTGTTCACGCTCTTCATTGTCTTCCAAGTGTTCTGGAGGAGTAGTTGGAGGTGGTCCAGGTGTCCAAGATTCATCTAATTCTGGGTTTACCCAAGCAGGTAATGCTCCTGAAGGTGAAGTCCATGTTTGAGAAGGGGTATAGGATTGATTAAAACCCCCCTGAGAGCCTTGATAGCCCATTGGTTGACACATTGGCTGTGTTGGAGGGTTAAACATCTTAGAAGCCGCACCTGCCGCCCTTTTGGTCATTACTCCACCAATGCCGCCCACGATCAGCAGAACAATGTCGTTCAGCATCTTGGTATAGGCTTGGTCAATTGGAGCCATACTCTTGATAGGTTGAGTTACAAAGGTGACAGAGTAGAGTAAGGCAATGACGATAAAGCAGAGAATAAGTGTGACCACAATGACCACAAAACCCCAAACTCTTACTTCAAATTCTTCAGTTGTTAGGTTTTTCGGGTTGGATGTCATTAACTTTTTTCTCCAAGATTGGGGCTACCAAGTATTCAGGGCATTGTTGGGTAAACAAACATTTGGGTTTTTGGCACTCTTCCGCATGGAAGTGGTCAGGGTTTTGGCACTTGTAGCGATAGCGGTCTTCACATCCAACTAAAAATACAAGTAATACAAGTAATACATATTTCATACTTTGACATCCACTTGTGTAGCTTTAACCCATTGAGTCTTAATATCTTGGCATTTTTGCTGTTGTTCAGCCTGTCTGCTTAATTCTGCCAAACGCTTCATGTTCTGTTGGTGGATCATCCTATGAGCCTCTGACAACATTTGTGCATTCTGTTGGTAAGTTGTAACTCTCATTTTCCCAATCCAACCCTTCCAAGTAAAAGATTGACAATTCTGTCAGACAGATCATCAGGTAAGAACTTCAGAAAACCCAAGAAATAAAGTGCCACACACCCGTAAACGAATATCTTTAAGCACAAGTCAAAGGTCTTCTGATACTCATTCACCTACCGCACCTTCTAGTAGTCGCACAGAAATCCATCAATTCGTTGATTCCAATTGCCACCAGAAACAAAACAAAAGCCACACCGCCAATAATCATGGCTAATTCGTTCATTTCATCTTCTTTAGCTTTGGCTTCTTTCTCGGCCTTCTTCAAAGCACTCAACTCTTTGGCATCTGCCAAGTCCATCTCTGCTTGACGGGCTTTAATCTTGTTCCAGACATCAATCTTGCCTGTCTGCATAAAGAGCATCTTTAACTCTTCTTCAAATGCTCTGGCTTGGTCTAGCGCCATCTCAATCTGAAGCGCAGTACCCATGTTCGAGCCTTTAGACTGCTTGGCCTGAAGCATAGCCTTTGTAGCTACAGACTTGGCATCGAACATCTTGCCAATCATTGGGGCAAGAGAGCCTAGGTCATTGGCAACCTTACTTGCCTTCTTGACCATGCTAATAGCAGACTGTATTCCTGCTAGAGCCGTGATTGGATCTATCATTTCTTTTCTACCTTCTTCCATTCAATACAGTAGACTTTTCGGTTGTACACGTCCCCAACCCACATCCACTTGACACACCTGTATTCAATAGATACAGCCAGTAAAAAACTAATTAATGCCATGCCCAGATGATTACTGAGAATGACCAAACAATAAGGGCAACCATACAGACTGCCGCAATAGTTGCAAGCAGCCAGTCTTTCATGTTATCTAGGAAGCAAGAAACGATCAGCATCAAACTGAGGTATCTGACCCAATCCATAGTTAGTCATGGGATCAGATGTGATTCTGTTTAACAGACCAGGCGCTTGTGCTTGCGAACTAGGCAACATATTACGTTGGAATACTGGACTAGTAATTCCTGCTCTTACTGCTGGTCTACCAAGTACAGTAGCAAGCAAACTAGGATTACTAGCTGATGCAGCGGCAATACCTGCGGCTCCAACATCTAATGGACTGATGCCAGGCACACTACCAATTCGAGAAGTATTTTGGAAGGCAGTCGGATATGCGGCAGCGGCATCTGCTAATGCTTGAAGTTCACTAGGAACAATCTTTCCTGCTGCGGCACGTTGGCCTAACTTAGCTCCAGACACATCACCAGTAACAGCATTCAATGACTTCTCAATTGTGTAACTCTTCGCAATGTCCTGACGAGCTTGCTTAAAGTTTGTCATTACATCTGGTTGATTAAACTTTTGTAAATTACGTTCTGCAAGATCTTCTAATTGTCTAGCAGCAAACTTTTGTGCTTGACCAAGACTTTTCTTTGCGGGGTCTAAAGACATTGCATTTGCTTCACCATCAAACTTTAAACGCTTCATCTGCTCAACAAGACCAACACCATCAAAGTTCATTTGTTTTAAGCCATTTAAAACATTTAACTCCGAAGAAACATCTGTAGTATTTGCAAGTTTTTGTAATTCAGTTGTGCGTTTATTTACATCAGTAATAAACTGTCTATCTGTGTAGTAAGTATTATTAGCTTTTAAAGCATCGTAAGCTTGACCCTTAACATTTCTAAAGTCTTGCAATACTTGCGGTGTTATTACTGTATCTTCTGGCAAGTTCAAAGTTTTACGAGCTTGAGCATTAATTACTTCTTGATTTTTAATAGAAGCAACTTGACCAGTTTGTTGTTTTCCAGAAAACCCTTCAAGTAATCTATTCAACATTGATGGATTAACTTGAGTAGGTGGCAATGTAGCGCCTTGTGCAATAGCACGTTCAGCAACCAATTGAGCCTGAGTTAAATTAGCTGGCGCTCTAGGCGTAGTTAATCCGCTAACAGTAGCAGTTGGCAATGTCATTAATGCACCAGCAGTAATTTCATTTGCTAATTGCATAGGATTAATAGTTCCAGTTTCTGCGGCTTGTGCGGCAGCAGATGTTATTCCCGCAGTAGTTGATCCAGTTAAAACATTCTGAGCTAAAGCAGTAGTTCTAGGTGCAGCTTTAACAAATGAGGCAGGAGTACCAGCAATAAGAGATTTTTGTAAACCACCAGGCAACATTAAATTTACAGGATCAAGTAAACCAGTACCAACACCACCAACAAGCAGTCCTGGACGCTCTGTAGCCACCTTATAAGTGCCTTTAAGAATGTCTGTTAAAGATGGTACTGGACCTAAAGCAGGTTGTTGTTTTGTACGATCAATGCCAAGGTATTCATCAGATAAACCAAGCGCACTCAAACCACCTTTAATTCCTTGAGACATCAGATTAGCAGTACCAGTAATTAATTGTCCACCAGTAGTCTTGCCACGCAGAACATCTAATGGGTTAAAACTTGCGGCAACATCTTGCTGAAACTGAGTCTTGGGCTGAAATGCTTGTTCTCTAACACTCTGCATAAAGTCAGCAGTAGTAGTTGGCGTTACTTGAGTCTTAGGTGTTTGTTGCTGAGTTCCAGACAAAGGAACAAAATCATCAGCGCCTACAACTTTAGTAGTTGCTTTAGCTGTTGTTTCTTGTCCGAAAGGAACGAAATCGTCATCAGTTGTAGATTTAGCCATAAAGTTTTGAACCTTTTGAACATAATTTTGAGTCTCTTTGAATGGAGGAATACCACCATACTTTTGCACATTACCTGGGCCAGCGTTATAAGCCGCCATAACTAAAGTTGGATCTTGGAACTGCTGAGATAACTGGTTTAGATACTTAACACCACCACGAATGTTATCTTTCCAATCCATCCTATTGACACCAAGCTCTTTAGCAGTAGCACCCATCAACTGCATAGGACCATAAGCACGATCACCAGTTTTTGTTTTAGGTCCAATGGCATTAAAAATACCCTGCGACTCTGTGTCAACAACACCTTGCACTAAAGAAAGAGGAACACCTTGGCGTTCTGCTTCTTGAGCAGCAAAAGCAAAGATTTCGTCTTTAGTTGCCATTATTGACCTACTGTGTATGTAGAACCATCAGGCTTCTTAATCAAAATAGCGCCAGTTGATTTACTACGTCCAACTGTAAAACCTGCTGGCATTACAGGACTACCTTGTGAGCCACCTTGTTGCCAAGAAGCAATTTGCTCATTAAGGAACTGATTAACCTTTGGATGGTTATACAAACGTGGGTTATCAGGAGAGTTAGCCCATGCCGTATAAACAGCTTTAGGATCACCTGTATAGGCATCAATGAATCTCTGACGGGCATCATCTTTATCTGCGGCAGCAATCTCCAAAGCAGATACATACTTGGTAACAAACTTAGGATCAGTTACACCAGTAGTTGCCTTGTCAACAATTCCACCTTCAAACGCATTGGCATTGCCTTTAATGTTGCTTAAGCCTTTCAAAACACCTTCAGAACGTGTCTTATTGAGCAAGTTAACATTACCTACTAATGAGTCAAATTTATCACCAACACCAGGTATAGCTCTCATATAAGCCGCACCAGTACTAAAAAACTCTGTCAGTTTATTAGGATCAAGTTGTTCGGCAGCGTTATATAGATACTCGGCAGAAGTCTTACGATCTCCAACTGTCAATGCGGCATCAAGAGCAGTTTTTGTAAACTCATTGTATCGATTTGATGTTGCAAGATTTACTGCTTCTTGAGCAGGAGAAATCTTAGCTACTGCTCCTGCAACTCCCCCAACTGGTGGAGTAGTTCCTGCAGCGCCAGCACGAGGAGGCTGAGTAAGAAGAGAAGATCTAGGAACATAGTAAGTCTTACCATCTGCACCAATAACTTGTTCAACTTGACCACCAGCTTGAGCAATAGCTTTAGCTTGTTCAATTGCTGCAACAGATTGAACAGCACCAAATATTGGTTGCTGCATGAATCCACCGCCTGGACGTGGCACAAGTTCTGTGTTTGTAGATACTTCTGGAGGAGTTGCTAAAATTCTAGACTCTCTGTAACCCTGTGCAGGAGCTGAAGAATATCCACGGGTTAAAGGATTGAATTGAGATACAACACCATCCTTCATGGTTGGTAAACCACTTAAAACATTACCACTTGCATCAACACGAAGATCTCCTACGAACTTAGGTTGCATAGCAGTTAAGGTTTCACGAATCTGAGGTTGTGCAGGATTTCCTGATAAACGCAAAGAATCTAATAAAGCTTGGTTGTAATCAATCGGCTGACCTAATATCTGTTGCTGTCTAAATAAGGCTTCAGGAGTTGGGTTGTAATCAAAAGAAGTATTCTCTGGTAGATTGGAATATGCTTTTTGGTAGGCTTGAGTTGGTGTGGGTGCATATTTACCCATAAACCCTGCAAGCTCTTCTTGCTGACGTTGAGCAATCTGTTGGTCACGAATCATCTTCTGCATATTTAATGAAGTAGCAGGAATATCCATTGCTGACTTAAAGCCAGTAGCAGGATCACCACTTAACAAACTACCCAACAAGAACTGTTGAGTGGCTTGCTTTTGCATTGATTCTTTAGCGGTATCAGACAAGCCCGTCAATGCGGCATCAGATAACAACCCAATATTAAAAGGCATAATTTACTCCTTAACCAATTCCAAGCAAGCCAAGCAAACCTTGGCGTGAAGTAGATGTAGACTGCATTCCAGATCCACCACCAACATTGATACCCAATGCTTGATTGAGAATCTGTTGTTGCTCCAATGGCAGATTGCGGATTGCGTCCAACTGTTGTTGTGAGAATCCTTGTTGCAATGCACCTTGTTGTTGAAGTGCTTGAGCGCCAGTAAGTCCCATTTGTTGGCCTTGACCAGCAATGTTTGCAACTTGACCAGCCGCACCCAAACGCTGTTGATTAGCAGACAATCCTGCGCCTTGATTAGCTAAGTTAGCTTGTAAGAAGTTCTGAGCGTTAGCCAATGCAACTTGATTTTGTGCAGCTTGGTTAGCAAGGTTAACTTGTTGTTGATTTTGCGTATTAAGCTGACCAACATTAAAGTCATAACCTTGATTAGATAATGCCGACTTTAAAGCAGCTTCTTGATTAGCTTGAGCCGCAGTCAATCCAGTTGCCTGATTAGCACGAGCCGCTTCCAATGCCGCTTGTTGATTAGCTAAACCAAACTGACCTGCCAACTGCAAAGACTGTTGAGTTGTCGCCAAGTCTTGAGCTTGGTTAAGTTGTTGTGCTTGCATTAGACGAGCCAAATCAGCCTCAGAAGCACGTTGTGCTTGATCGTAAGCTTGAGCATTCTGTTGAGCAATAAACTTCTGTGCAGTTTCACCGAATGCACGATTTGTTTCTGCTTCTGCTACACCTTGTCGTGATCCACCAAAAGCTTTAGCAGCAGTAGCTTGAGCCGCAGTTTGCTGTTGTTGCAACTGGCGTGAACGCTCTAACTCTGTTAAACCTTGCTCGGTAACTGCTTGAGTATATGGATTCATGTATTGCTGAATGTTCTGATTCAAAAACGAACCAGCCGCAATATCACGAATGTTTGCACGAGCTTCAGGCGCAATTTGTCTTAACGCTTCTGATGCAACATTAGCGCCAGAAACCCTGTCTGCCGCAATACGCTCTGCAGCAATACGCTCTGCATTAACATCACGAACTGTTCCACGACTTAATTGAGCAGCTTGAGCTAAAGCCGCTTCAACATCACGAGATGCAACATTTTGTGGTTGGTATAGTCCTGCGCTAGTAGCCAAAGTACTTGCAGTACCAAGCTGACGCATTTGCTGACTATTTGGATCTGCAAATTGTTGCGTAATTCGAAAAGCATTTTGTTGGTCAGGAGTAAATCCTGCAAACTCTCTAGGAGCTAGACCAGCGGCAACACCTTGTGCGCTTTGGACATTGGCTAAATATGCATCACGTAATGCAGGATCTAACTGCTGTTGACTTGAACTTCCACCGCCTAGAGACATATTATTCCCCTTGTATCCATTTAATTGCATCATCATGTGACGTAAAATATCGCCACATTTCCGTACTTACATCTCTCATTGCTTCTTTTCCTCTAAGCAATAAGACAATCATTGGTGCTATTTGTAATGAAATAATACGCAATGTGAGCGCATAGGCTCTGTCGTTGGTATTACCATTTTCAAGTTCTACAGAGTCTTGCCAAGCATTTATACTCTGAACCACTAAAGGCATTAAAAATGTCTTATTCTGATTAAAGAACTCATTTGTAGGTAGCGTCACCAGCGCATTCCAAAATACAATATCTATGTCTTTTCTGCTAGGCTCTTTATCCTTGTCTACCAAGTCATCCCATAACTCGGCTATACCTGATAAAGCGACTAAAAAGTCTACAGCACTCTGGTTGCCACCAAACCATTCTAACAGTTTGGCATTCCTTAGTTCACGCCAATCTTGAGAATCATGGTCAATCATAATATTTACTATTAAAAATAGCTAGTTTTATCTCAAACTACCAAGTTTTCCATCAAACCTAATAGTTCCAACTCGCCAATCAGTTAATCTAACACCCTCAATCTTGGCGGCTACTTGTCTTCCGCTTATACGTACTGAAGTAGGATTAGCCATTGAATATGGGCCATAGTTATATTCTGTAGCATTTGGATAAAACTTTGTGCTAAACCGAACCTGAACATCACCCGCAGTCTTTTCATCAGGAACTAATCCTGTCAGACTCATGGTTCTATCTCCAACTCCTAGTTCTACAGGTCCTGACTCAGCAAACAATGTTTGTCCATCATAAGCAAACCCAACCTCATGCTCATAGATATACCCGTCTGTAGAAACCATAAGTGGAGTATTAAAGATTCCACGATCTGTACCGCAAGTACGGGCTAAAGTACCAATAGCCCAATGACCTTCACGATAATTGTAAGAAACGTAAGAATCAACTTCATTGGATGCAGAGCTTGGGTAGAACCACCAAATCTCGCCATAAGTAGAGTTATGAACACAGTAAACCTTAGAAGATTGAGTAGTGTTCATGTTACTGAACACGTAATCTGATACATCTGACTTTAAAGGCTTTACAAAACCATCGTATATCCAGAAGCCTGAACCAGACATCCAAATACAAGCATTATCAGTAGCAGCTACTGCTTGCTTAGATATAACGCCACAACCAGTACCTATACGTTCAAAACTATAAATAAATGGTGGGCCAATATATGTGGCAGTATGTACATCCACATCAGTAAACAGAATAGTCGCTCCACGAACCCGTTTAGCGCACATTAACGAGCCAATAGTAGTTAACTCAAAGTCGCCAGCTTGGTTGGTGGCGGCAGGAGTCCATGTCGTATTATTTTCTTGGTCACACCATTGGACTTTACGAGGATTACCACCTGCACCCAATGCAAACAAGAATCTTTCTTGAGTAACAATAAGACCTGTACAACCAGTTGGTGCGTTAGTAATAGCAACCGCATCATTGGCGACATTTAATTGCCATTCAAGCAACTTCCCATCCTTGGATGAACAGGCAACCAAGTATTCACCAAAAGTATCTAAACTCCAAGTAGTAGCGGTGGTATATGAGCCTAAATCAGGTCTAGCAACACCATAAGCAGATGTTCCATAAATTCCATATCCATAACCAAGTTTTAATATGGCATCTGGATCACCAACAGTAAATGTTGCAGGAGTGATGTCAGTTAACGTACCAGCTTCATTCATTGCATAAAGCTTTGAATGCGTACCAATTGCGATACGTCTATTGTTGCCATTGTCTCGCCAGTTAATCAACCCACGAGCCATTCCTGTTAATTGAGAGGTAGAACGCTTCCTCCATCCACCAACAGGGCGAATAGTGCCTTCGTACCAACGTACTAAATTTGAGCTATTCCAACGGCCTTTAGACTGATACTCAGTACCATTCTTGTATACGCCTGGAGGAATTTGTAGTGGAATGTATGCCATATCTGTATTCTATTGCCTAGGTAGGTTAGACACAAAGCTCATTGTAGCAATTGCAGATGGAATTGCTGGTCTAGTTGGACTTGTTCCTGCAGCATATTGCTCAATAGATACCCCTGTATCTGTAGTTCTCCACATAATTTCAATATAGTCAGTTGCATTTAAACTGGCAAAATAATTCAAAGCCATAATGATATGGAATGGATCTCCCACAGATTTTCTTGGAGCTAATCCAAATCTGCTATT